AATTTTATTGAGTGCTCATTGGAAACAATGTGACGTGCCACATTTTATTGAAGTGGCAGACACACTGCATGAACTGGATAGAAGTCCTAACGCAATGGTTTTGATGGATCCAACTCAATGGGACGTGTGTTTAGGCTTGATTGATAAATTTAAAAAAAGTAAACATGATTGGTTTATAAGTGCTATGGAAGTAATGCATCGCACAATCACTTACACTGACGAACAAAAAGCATTCGTCGCCAAACCCACAAAAAGAAGACCTAGTCTATGGCATTTATGGACACACAGAAAACATTTGAAAAGTGAACCCACTATTAAGTTTGAAGATGGATCAAAGAAACAGGTTAATCGCAATTGGCTTGTATTGAACAAGCAAAATGACTTCCGAGGTTGGATGTGTAATATAGGAGTAGACAGCATGATGATTGATCCTGCTGGTCTGATAACAAGTGCTTGTAGAACTAGTCTGTTTGAAGATTACAACATATATGATCCAGACTTTGTGACAAAATTTAATCCTGATATCAAACCAAAAATTTGTGACAAACGCAACACTTGTATGTGTCAGCCTGAAAGTTTATTGGATAAAGTTAAACTTTAGATTTTGTAATATTAATATCTGCGGCACATGTACACCATTCACGTGTACAGTCAATTGATTCAGTAGGTTGAACAAACGTACCTTCATAGATATTTCCGATGGGTCCTCCCACTCTACAAGTGGCTCTATGCACTTCTCCGTCCCAATTGATCATTAAACTTTCCAATCCTGCATTGCATTTCCAGCCTTTGAATTGATTTGTTTTTTCAATCAGCAAGTCGTTTGTGTTGCAAGATTCAGTGTCGTCTATCAATGTGTTGTGTGGGGGATTATGATTTTGTGCTACCAAAAAATCTTTTTCTTCTGCAGAGTAACGTTCCATATCTTCAAAAATATCATGCGTTTCTGTCCAACGAATTGGACGTAGAGCATAGTTTATTCCTGCTTCTTTTAGGCGTCTACAAGCGTCAGAGACGTCATCTAACTGCCCTGGTAACATCATCACGTGTGCTAGTATATTTTTATTTTTTGTTTGTTGTGCGACGTTTAAAACGGTTTCTATCACCTTTTGGTAGTCGTATTCGAAGTGTATAGAGAACACAATATGGTTTATCAGTCTATCCAAAATATCTATGTAGAACTCTGCAGTTCTTGTTCCGTTTGTGGTCACATTTAACCAAGACACTTTTGGTTTAGCATACTCCAATAGTTCTAAAATTTTTGGATGCACACACGGTTCTCCACCTGTAAAACTGATTCGCATGTTGTTGATTTTGGAAAGTTCATCCACAGCATTTTTTAAAATGCCAATGTCTGTGTGAGGACTTGTATTGTCATGTATCACTGCTGGACAATAAGAACAATCATAATTGCATCTTTTTCCAAGGTTCCATTCAACTTTTACACTCTGTTGTATGTGAGGATATAGATGTTCAACTTTAAACATAATCTTGAAACTCCGGATTTATTTTTTCAAACGGTCCTTGGTTTCTTGTTAGATCAAGTTTTCGGTTAAAGTCTACACAATCTTGCCAATATTGATTAAGGTCTTTTGCTTGTAAAAAATTAATGTTATCTTGTATTTGTTGTTGTGTAATTTTTTCCAATACTGGGTGTTGTTTTACTATTTCATAATCTTTAATCTTAGGTTTCATTGCCTCTAATTTTGCTACCACTTGATCTTTTAATGCTTTGGGCAGAACCTGTGCCGATAATGCTCTAGGATAATTTACTCTGTGACTGTAAAACACAATCTTCATATCATTTAAAAAATAGTCAATCACTTTGTCTATTTGCAGAATATTGTTTGCTTGTACAGTAAAAGCACCCACGATTCGACTGACTGTTGGAATCTTTTTCATTTCTTTAATATTGTATTCAACATCTGAAAACTTTCCATTACCTCTGATATATTCATATATGTCATGCAATCCGTCTATACTTACATTGACAGCAACACTTTTAAACTTGGGCCAATAGTCATGCACTGTTCTTCCGCCTTTGATTCCCAATTTAGTGCCGTTGGTTGCATATTTTATTTCAATGTTATCTCCATTCTTGGATAACAAATCTAATATTTTATAATGCACAGGATCCATTAATGGTTCTCCACCTGCAAATTCTACACGTCTAAAGTAAGGTAAAAGTTTTTCAAGGTTTTCCCAAAAATGATCTTTATCTTCAAATATTCCTACATAAGGTGCTTTTGTTAATCCTAAATTTTCAACAGCGTCTACTAGATAGTTTCTTTCTTTTTTGTAATGATCAACAATCGACGTCCAATCTTTCCATTGAGTAGAATCCAAAGGATTACACATTCTACATTTTAAATTACATAAGTTATTAATTTTAATTTCTATTGTGGGCAATTCAAACGGCATTGAATAATCATCAGCCAGTTTGTCCAGTGCATTTGGGTATAAATTAATTCTAGATTCTGGAGATGAATCAGTTATGTGTCTTTGACGCAGACTTTGTACTCCTTGATCTTCTAAATCAAAACAAGGTTCACACACATCTGGACGTTCATCGTTTAACACTTGACGTCTTACATCTTTCATTTTGTCAGAGTTCCATGCTTCTTCCAGACTCATGTCTTTTATATTGCCTATAGGAAGACTACGACAGCAAACTTTAATTGCTCCGTCTTCTCTAGTAGCCAATCCTGTGAAAGGATGCATACAAAAAGTACAACTGTTTTTATTTTTCTTCATCTTCTTCCCAAGGATCTTTGGGATTACTCCAATCTTTTCCAAAACGCCACATAGGCGCTTTTAAGGTTTCAATATCTACTTCATAGAAATCTTCAATAGGTCCTGCATCAATGTCATATTCTACAAAACCTGACCATGCATGTTGAGACACTATTAATTGTATTTTATCGTATTTTTCTTTTAGAAATCTTATCAATTGATTCTGTTTGAACACTCGTTGCTTGGTTGGGACAAACGGCACTGTTGGCTCATAAGCAAATATGTTACTGATGTTGAAGATAACATTTCGATCATTTTTTGGATTGATAGTGAATTCATTTAACAAATCGCACTCAACAAATTTAAATTTAATTTTATCTTTAATGTGCCAAAGATGTCTAAAAGTTTCAAAATGTTCTGCTACTTCTAATTTAGAATTTAACCAGTCTGGTGTTTTGTGTCTATTACAAGATTGTAAAAATTTATGATAATCTCCGCCATCAAATTTTTTAATTGTTTGTTCCATGTAATACAATGCATTAGGATTGTAATCATAAAACACAACTTCAGTACCTTCGTCATAACCATGTTTTTCCAGATACAATAACCAGTTAAATCCACTGGCAGGTGTTATCAATTGTTTAAGTGTTCCTGTGTGGACAGATTGCAATTCTTCTGTGTTGATTGGGTAAAACAATCTATTCGCACTTTGATTATATTTTTTAAATATCTGTTTACTGTTTTCATTAAAGTCCGTTTCGTGTACAGCATAATAACATTTTTTACTGGCACGTATTGCTTCATCAAACACTATAATGTTTTCTTTGTTGTCTAATGCAGTTCTAATAATGTTCCATCCATGCCATTTGTGTTTGTACGTTTTAAGTTCATTACCTGGTTTTACCCATAAAGGCGTATAATCATCATGGAAATTTTCATCACTCCTGATTGGTTCTGTACTAAAATGTTCTGAGTTTCGTTCAAGATCACCTATAATAGGTAATTCTAATTCTTTATGTTTTTTTAAATTGATCACATAACATTGTTCATGAAGTTCATAGTATCCGTCTTTTCTATCTAACACATGACCGGCTATATAAAAATCTTGTTCAATCAGTTTGTGTAAATGTTTGAAGAATGCACCACCCTGAAATTCTGTGTCAGGAGTAAACACCACAGCATAATCATAATCATCAACCATCTTGGCTATGGTGGCATCTTCAGATATTGAAATCTGTACATCATATCCCATTGTGTTTAGATTTCCAATTTGATATTCAGTGATGTTTTGGATTAATTCTTTTGCTGAAACATTTTTAATTGCGTGTAAATTAGTTTCAAGAATAAAAACTATATTGTGTTTTTTATGCTGTGCATTATAATCGAACGCCATACTTTTTTATACTCCTATCTAATAATGTGTTAAATTCAGTTCTTTTGTTGCCAATGTGTGCTTGAGCAATCATGTGTATTCTTTCAACATTGGCATTGTTTACTACTTGATGATCTTTTAATATATTAAGTAAAAATACTTTGCCATGTCTAAAAGGCACAAGACCGTGATCTTTAATTTCCATATAACATAGAGCAGGGTGTAGAATAGCAACATTGATAGGAATTAAATATTCGCACAAATCTTCTGGTAATTCATGTCCTGGATTATCATTGTGCCAATCAATTCTTCCAGCCGGATCCAATTTCATAAATCTTATTCTACTGTATCTTTCAGCAGGAAATTTATCCCAAAACATTTTTACTGCCGGAGTCTCCTGTGATAACTGTGTCCATTTGTATGGAGCATTTAACTCATCGTCATAACCATATTCTTTTGCCACCTGTGTTTTATCAATCCCCAATCCGTGCAGACAACAACTGCTCCAACCTTTGTGTGATTCATTCTCTCTGTGAGGCACATAATGTTTGTCCACTTTTGCTAATTCTTTGTCATCAACATATGAATTAAAATCCATATCTAGTTCCAACCACGGCAGTGTACCGTCTTTGAATTTGTCAAAAACTCTAGTTGCTGTATCCATTTTTTGTTCCTAATATCATAAATCTTTTGTATTTTTCTGTAACCAACTCGGAAGCAGATGAAACCTGCAATCCACAATTTTTTTTAAATGATAATAAACTTTCATAACAATTTACATGCTCTTTGTTATCAAAATAATCATTGCTTTGTATTATAACCTGCGTTTGGTTAGGTAATTTTTCAATCCATTTATTATATTCATCTTGCGTCATGTGTTCACAAGCAGTGTTTATAATCACGTTGTGTTTGTGATAGTTTTTATAATCTAAAATATTTTCTGTAATTGCTTGAAATTTACCTGACATTTCATAATCTTTGTTCATTGTGTTGGCAATAGATTCACATGCAGGGTCTTTGTCTATTGACGTTATTTTTACAATATCTAATTCGCTGTTGAACATCAATGTGGCTAGCACTCCGTTCCAACCACCACACACAACAATGTTATATGGCAATCTTTGAAAATACTTCTGCAATGTTTCAATCAACCAAACTTTGCTGTTGATCTGTCCTTTCCAAAAACTCTCAAGAGTGCGATATCTATCATCAGATTGTCTAACAGCATCCATCCAATACAACACATCTTTAATATTAATTTTCAAATTGAGCTCCTAGTTTATCAAAAGATCCACATTGTTTACCACATTCTTGTAATGGTGAGTGACCCCAAGTTTTTTCAATCTTATCAAAGTATCCATTGTCAAATATTTCTTTTAAACTGTTTTTATTTAGGTTAGGAAATTCTCCAATTCTTGTCATGTAATCTATTCTGCTTTCTTGCATAGGAGGAATCCATTCCATATCTAACCAACAACAAGGTGAAACATTGCCACAGGCACTCACGTACAACTGACTGTTTTTCACTGCTTTACACACAATGGTTGGCGTAGTTTCTTTTTGTGACTGTTCAATTAATGGAATCATGTCATTGCTTTTTTGTGTAGGTTCTAATTTATGCAAAGGTTTTCCCTGTTCATCTATAACTTGTAAACTACCATTTTTAAATCTAGAAGTGTGTTTTGTAGAAAACATTTTAAATCCTAGGTCTTTGCTCATTTGTTCTGCTTCTTCCACTTGATGTTCGTTGTGTTTGAACACCAACATGTGCCATTTAGCAAATCCTCCAGCGGCAATAAATGCTTTTGCGTTCTCAATAATTTTATCAAAGTTTGTGGATATTCTATAAAGATGATTAGTGTCTGCTAGTCCATCTAAGCCAAAAGTAACTTTCACTTTTTCTTGTGCTAATTTTGTCCACCATTCAGGATCTCTAGCACTGCCATTTGTGTGCATGGCAAGTCTAATACGTGGATTAGTGGCTCTTAGATGTTGATATATTTCTAGTGTGTCTTTACTAACAATTGGATCTCCTAGATTACCACACATAAACAAACTGTCTATTTGTTTTATAAAATCTTCAGGAAACCATTTTTTAAAAGTTTCCAATGTTATTTCATCTAGATGTATGAAAGGATTCAAAGGACCTCCTTGTATTCTTCTCGGACACATAGGACATTTAGCCTGACACTTGCTTGTGATTTCTAAATGAACATCTCTGATGTCTGTGAGTTTATACATTTGTTCTTTCCTTTTTGAATATCTTTGACTGCTTACGACTGATTTCCATTATGATTTCATCTCGTTCAATGCTTTCTAATTTGTCCAACTGTCTTGATTTAGGAATTTTACTATCAGCAGAACTAACGCAAGTTGGAGTTATACATTTGTTAGGTGTTTTAAATAATTGAAAACCTCCGTCTATTGTACCTAATGGTTCATCATGACAACTGTATGCTCTTTTTATTTCGCCGCCAGGTTCACGCACAATACAACTTTGATAACCTGCATTACAATTCCAGCCTTTAAATCTGTTAAAGCCAAAAGCATTGAATCTCTCTGCTTGATCCATTTCATACAAATTGTCTTTGTGATCCATAAGAGTTATTTGACCGACTGTGGTACCATCATTTGTTTTTAGTGCAAATCCTGTTTTCATCTGTTCAATTTGTTCGTCACTGTAACCTGATACAATTTCACTGGCAGTTTCATTGCTTTGTGGCTTTAGTGTGACATTTATTCCCCTATCATTAAATCTTTTACATCTATCATACAGTTCATTAAACAATTCGGGAACCATTACTTGGTTTATTGTAACATAAACGCCTGCGTCTTGCAACATTAAAAGTTTGTCACCAAAAGTTTGTTCATCAGCAAATTCATGATGATAACTGGCAGTTATGCTTCTACGCACCAAAGATTCCGTGGCTTTGATCCAAGTTTTCCACCATTTTGTTCCTGGTGAACAATTTGTGGTCATATGAATACTTTGATATCTACTTTTAACATCTGAGGCATAATGTCCAATTAAAGGTAAAAATCTTTTGTATGCTGTGGGTTCACCACCCGAGAAACTGAAATGAAAACTGTGAAAGCCATTACTTCTGGCTTGAGTTTTTATTTCATCCATAGTTTTTTTGTACACTTCTAATGGTCTATGATCTACTTTTTTAGAATGAGCATAGGGCCAACAGTATGAACAATCGTAATTACAAAATCTACTCAGTATCCAACTCACATTGAATACTTTTTCATTCAGCATAGTTTTTTGTCCAAACTGTACAATGTTATCAAAAGGTATTCTAGTAGTATGTACTGACACTGCAGGTCTCCTCAAAATGTTTTTTCAACCAATCAAAATCATTGATATAATTTAATTTGTCTTTGTTTTCAGTTCCAAATTTTCTACCTTGTTGTGCGCCTTCAATAGCAAAATCACCATAAGGTCTATTTGCACCTTTACTACACCATACATCTAATCTTTGTTCTGTCTCTTTATCCTCTTGTCTATCGATCACTTTGGAACTTAGTTTTACACACTCCCTAAAAGCACTTTTCCAAGCACTGAAAGGATCTGAATTAAATGCTGTGATGTTTGATACTTGTTTTATTGCTTTAAAATTTTTAGAAATGCTTGTGGTCATGTCTGTTGTATCTGTGTCCAGTTCTAATGTTAAGTGCTTTGGCAATAATTTTACTCCACCATATCCGTACTGTAAATCATTGATCGGATTACGACTCTGCCACACATGAACTGTTTCTAAATTGTATTGATCTACATCATAATCAAAATTAAAATCATTTACAATT